CCATGCCGTACCCGTACCCGTGACCGTAGCAGTCCCGCCAGCACATGCAGCCGTCCCGGTGATGTAGTAATACTTGTCCCACCTGTAGTTAATAGCCCCATTGGTGGATATGTACAGCTTTTCTCCGAGCGGTACAAGCGCGGTGATCCGGTCGGCTTGACTGTAGATCGGTCTCCATCTATTGGTTGTCGCGCCAGTGTCGATATGAACGTCACCGTCTTCGGCTATAATGCTGTACTGCGTGGATGCGGCATACAATCGCTGGAATGCCTCTTTGTTGCCGTTGATACTGCCAACGCCTGTTGAAGTCCTGACATTCCCCGGATACGAGATTAGATTGCCCTCTATCGGGATGAGGTTCTGCAGCACCGCCGCTTCGTTGGGTGCCAGCTTATCGGCGGCCCGTTGATTCAGGCCGCCGCTGAAATCCGAGAATACATACTGATCTTTAGGCGGCATTATCGCCTCCCCTGGTTATACAGCCCGTAGTATTGTGAATTGTCCACGCCCATGCTGTATTCCCTGTCAAACTGCTGCGAATTGATGTATGCCTTCAGGCTATTCACGCCCGAAGCCCACATCTGCGCGTAGTTGTTGCCTCTGGTAGCAAGGTTCTGGTCTGAAAGGTCGATACCTTGCGCGAGTGCCGCGATTCCGTCAGCCAGCACGTAGTGAAACTGTGCCGGTAGTACCTGCGGAACGTCACTGTCTCCCGATAGGTCGGTAGGAGTACACCCGCCCCGAAGCCATGCAGAGGCATCGGCATCGGGCATCGGATACCAGACGATGCTTGAACCCTCGATCGCATAGTATCGCGGTGTAGCCGTAGTTGGAGCCGTTCCCGCCGTGGTGTCGCCTATAGCAATCGAGCATATGACGGCATCATCAGCATCACGCGACAGAGCGACAGCCCCGACACACGCCTCCGACAGCACGACATACGATACCTCGCCCCACGTAAGTCCACCAGCAAGCGACACCGCCACGGGAGTAGTTCCTGTCAGTTCTACGGTCTTGGTGGCATAAGCGCCTGTGTTATCCAGTCCGTAAACAGTTGCAGTAGGTTCTCCCGTGTCGGATGCGCTGGCAGATACAACCGCGAGCGTGTCTCCCCCCGGTTGGTTCGGCAGATCGCTTTGATACCGCCATCCGGGGTACATCTCGTCAAGGTCAGGCACTCCCGTTGCAATAACCGATTGGTTGCCCAGGGTAACGCCTAGAATGCCGTAGCACAGCGTGGAGGGTAGTGTGCTGGTCTGCTGATTGGCGACGATATCCACCGGATACCGCTTGACGTAGTACCCCGCCTGTTGAGCAAGCAAGCTCTGTACCTTGTTGGCTAGACTCGTCCACCATGCCTTAGACCACTTCCCCGCAGTCTCATAGTTAGGCTGGTCTACCGCTATCATTGCAAGTTGTCGTATCTGTTCGAGCGTCATGTGTTACCCCGCAATCAGAAGCTTAATCCAGTCAGCAACCCCGCCCACGGTGACGGTAGCGCCGTTGGCTACGCACCAGTGCAGGTATCTTTTCGACAGGCTGAGACATACGCCGTCCGAGCCTACAGAGGCCGTATTTGCGTTGCCTAGTGTCCACTGTGCAGACGACGGAGTGATGCTTCCGACTCCGAATACTACGGAAACACTACTCTCTACGTCTCCATACAAGAGTTTGGTGATAGACCGCAACCCGCACCGACCGTAGACCGCCGTAGTGCCCGCCAGGGTTATAGTGTCGTAGGCCACGTTTCCGAGTTCGTCCACACCGACAACGCCGACAACCTTTGTAGTTGCCCCGTCACCCCATGCCGCAACCGGAAGCCCGTAGCATGACTGTGAATCTACATCGGTAACGCCTGTCGAGGTCGTGGTGGCCGCTATCGTGGTGATAGCTTGGTCTGTTGAGGCTTCCCGGACGGTGATAACGGCGGTCGCGTGTGCTTCGTCCACTTCCACGCCGAGGATTATGCCCCAATCACCCTTTGCGCTGGCTACGGGTGTCGTTCCATTCAACACCACGGTTCGCTTGAACACCTGCGCTAGTCCGTTTGTAGTGCCGTAGATGGTGACTGTCCGGGTATCGCCTACCGTGTCCGATACCACTTCAACGGCATCATTGGCCGGTTGATTAGCGAATGCCAGCCCGTCGAGCGCGTCTGCAAAGGACGTGCCTAGCACCGAGTCCGACACCGAAAGGAGGGATATGCCGACCGTGTAGCCTGTGTTGGTTCTGAGGTCGCTTTTGATGCTGAGTAGGCCGGGTGTGTTGGTGTACTCGCTAAGATCTACTACGCCCCTGCCAGCGCCCTCAGTGCGTATAGTGGCCGAGCCTTGAATGTTCTTATACATGTGGATTATCTCCTAAACTTGATTGATGCGCCTGCGCTGCGTGGTCTGCGGTTTATCGTAGCAACGTGGACACACAAGCCCGCCGTTCTGCTCTCGCAGTTGCGATAACTCGTATGTCCACGCGCATAAGTCGCAGTCACGGAGCTTTCTACCTATTCGCGGTATTCTCCGTCTACGCATGTCCTGTTACCTCACTAAGCTATGGTAGCTGCCCCCTTGGGAGTGACGAGCCACATTGTGCCCGTACAGAAGGCTATTGCCGAAGTACCTATTTTGGTGGCCTGATCGAAGGTAATGCTTTGACTCGTGCCATCGCCGCCGAATACGGTCATCTTGTCGGCGTCACCGGTTATTACCATGTTCTGATCTGCAGTCTGGTAGAACAGATTGACATGCCCGGCAAGGCCAGCCGCAGGAGTCGGGAGGGTGAATGTGGTAGCTCCATCGGTCTTCGTGCCTATGTAGATCTTGCCGCTGTCACCTGCCGCGATTGTCTCCGAGCCGTCTGTGTTGCTTACGAAGGTTGCAAACATCACATTGGCCTTAGTCTGACCGGATACCGCTACTTCGTTATTTGTGGCATTGCTGATCGTCTCGCCGTTCTGCAGACGCATATCAGCCGTGAATGCCTTGCGGCCAGAGGGAGAACCCTCGTTGATGTCCACGGCATATGAGCTTGTCTGGGTAGCGCTGGAGTTGTTGAAAATCTCAATCCCAGCGGCCAGCGTAGATGTTCCACCCGCCCCGCCATCAAGCGATACCTCCAACCCTCGGAGCGTGGTGGCTGTCTTGGCTTTCGCGTCAGCCCAGAAGTACCCGCCAGTCACTACAGCGGCTGCAGCGCTCGTTACTGAGTCGTCCAGTCTCGCGCCAATCTCTGCGCCCCGCACAGTGCCGGCACCACCGGTATCGCCTGCAGTAGCTCTTGCATATACACCGTCCAGCGTCCCGGTCAGCGCGGTAGCTGTACTCTGTGTAATATACGTCTGAATTGCCCTATCGCCGCCCGCTGCCGTGTTTGTAACCGTGGGGTCAATCGTGCCGATATCCTTGATGGCTAGTGCAGCAGTGCCAGGGCTCAACGGGTCTACGTCAACGGGGTATATATTCAGTACAGCATCACCCGCCGCGTCGCCGTGAGCGGTCTTAGGAGTGATTGCCAGATTTTCGAGATGTGTCTTTGTTCTCTCAGGTCTTGCCATGATGTATATTCCTTCCTGTATGGGGCGGGAATGGTTACCCGCCCCTCATGGTGTTATCTAAGCGAGACTATGCCCCGCCAGTTGAGCCATCCACGCCGCGCCAATCCCACGCGCCAAATCCAACGCGCATTCGGCCCTTGTATCGTCTGTCGCCAGACTCAAACACATTGTCTCGGTCGAACTCGGGAGCGATACGGGTAACGGCGGTGAGCATGTGACCCTTCTGGCCCATACCACCGGCTTTCTTGGCAAGCAAGAACCAGCAGTCAGAATCGGTCAGCCTTGACCACTCAACGCCCGTCAGACCCTTCCGAACCTCGTTCGGGGTGTTGTCCGCGGTATAGGGCATCTTGTCGCTGTTCAGGATTTCAGCCGCCAGATAGCGGGAGTCGATCGGGAATACCAGCGTACTGGCATCCATCTTCCACTGCTGGCCGCGTGCGCCCTGGCACTTGCCCATTCGGATACGAGCCGCCTGCAGGGATGCTATAGACAGATCGACGTGGACAGAAGGACAGTTCGCGTAAGACCCGCCCGACAGAATCGGGTGATCGGTCGCGAGCAGTGCCTTGCCGTCTCCACCGCTCTGCCATGGACTGGCGTAGGTGGTAGAAGTCGCGTTGTTGAACGGAGAAGCTGCAAGTATCTCCAGCGTCTCACGTCCAGACTGAGCAAGTGCCTGTGCAAGCTGGCCTCCGAGAAGCCCCTGAAGGTCGTCCTCAACTGTCTCCTGCTCGATGGTGTACGCGAGTGCGTATGTGTATGGAGTGACCTGAACATCAAATCCCTGATAGATGCTATCAAAGGTGATATTCTCGCCCATCTGCTTGTTAGCCCATGTACCGAACCCGGAGATATACGACTTTGCTGTATACTCCGTGGTTATGTCCATAGGATTGTAGACCTGTTCGTACTCGTGGTCAGGCTCTCCGTAACCCTGAATCCACATACTCTTGATACGGGCGTCATATAGATCCTGGAGACCCGCTTTTGTGATTCGTCCGCTAGGCATTTAGGTTGCTCCCTTCTCTACATTCCACCGTAGTCAAGAATCTGAGAGTTTGTGCCGTCGTTCGTGATGAACTTGACATAAACTCGGGGGTTAACGTCTCCGACAGCCGCAACGAACGAAGTGCCGTTTTCGTCGTAATCAGGCCCCAGTTTGAAGCCGACTACCTGCACGTTTGCATTCGTGACTGTGCCGGAGTTAGTATCTACAGCCCATACGCCCGATCCAAGGTCTTTGAGTCCGTAGACCTTGCCCAGGTGGGTGATAGCGCCGGTAACGTCACTGCCGTTGTTGGTCAGGTTCATCTCGTAAACTTCGTTTGCAAGAATCTTCTGGATCCTGATGGCAATATTTCCGCTCGTCACGTTGGTTGCGTCTGTTTGGGCGATACCAGAAAGGTGTCTACCGTTAGCGGCAAACTCTGACACTGTACCAGTGCCGGGGGTTACTGTGACCAGATCGCCAATCACGAAAGATTGACTGTTGGCCTCTTTGATAGCGGGGTCATAGAAGTTTTCGGGGTTTCCCAACCCTTCGGACTTGACCCAGGCTATCGGTCTGTTGGCATGTGTAGCCATGTTGTCACCTCATGTTTAATGTGATTTCGTTTGCTTGATCGTGAAATCACCCGCGATAGGTAACAGGGTGGCATTAGCCCTTAGCTGTCCTTGTGGGTGGGACTCGCCTTTGTGCTTGGCCGGAGAGGATTCCGGGGCACTCTGCGAGTTACTGCGCCGTTATTCGATTGTGTGTACTGCGGGGCGGCTTGGCTCATGGCGAGGGCCGCCCCAATGGTATGTTTATCGCTTGGCCGTTTTCACGGGGCGATTGGTTGACTACGAAGAGTTACAGTTATTGTTTAGAAGTACGGCGATACCATGAAGCCCAACCGCAATGGTAGATAAGGTATCGTTGATAAAGGCGACCCTCTGAATCTGGCCTCCAAACAGTCCTTTCGTGTTGACACTCGGAAGGGGATTATTCGGAACGCCCGAATCACTGGGATTCTCGACTACCTTGGATAACTCATTCCAGATCTGGATGATACCAGAGATAAGTTTCTCGGCCTCGCTAAGTTGATTTGATAGTTCGTCTATACCTGTTATTGGCGTAGGGTTACAGCACTCGGCATCTGGGTTCATGCTCGTTTTCCTCCATTTGATTTTGATGTACTAGTTTTCGACTTTTTAGACTTCTTCTTCACCTTCGCTATGCGAGGCTCAAAGCAGTCCGGTACAGTGGCTTTGGTTATGCGTCCGATTTGCATCTTGTCTACACCACCCGCCCTGCGGGAGCTGAAATCCATCTTCGTATAACTACTCCGTCTTGCACAAGTCCGTCTGTTATATACGCACCCGGAACGAACGTCAACGCCTCGGCTATGGCGTATGAGCCGTCAGGGTTTGTCTGCTGAGTCGTAACCTGTACTAGACACCCTGCGCCGTGTATATCCATAGCTTTAGTTGACTTCATCCAACCTTGGGATACGCTAGACGCTTTGCATATCAGCTTCCATGCGTCACCATCCCCAAATACTTCGATATCGGAAATAGCCTCTTTAGCTTCATTGATGTTCGTGATTCCGAGTGTTTTCTCTGCCATACTAGTCCACCTTATCCGTATGAGTAACCGCATCTTCGTGCGCTGCCTCGAACGTCTGTTTGATCTTCTTGGCTCCCAAGTGCCCCAGAGTTTCGTTCATCTCCGCGTCACGCTCTGCCATGATTCTGTGCGGATTGTTGTAGTATTCCTTGTCGCTCTGTATCTGCTCGTCAATAGCTCGATCCCGCTTGTGGAGGATGGTATCAGCCATGTGATACAGGCCGTCCGTCTGCTGTCCGTGAGCGTAGGGAACGAATACCTCGTTTGAACCCTTCTTCACGGTAGTCCAACGCGGCATACCCTGTGCATGTGCCAGGCGTCTATCATCGGAGTTGACCCAACGGAACACGAATCGCTCTGCTATACCCTCTTTCAGCGCCTTCTTGACTGAATCTTGAATCTGCCCCACATAAGGCGCAAAAGGCTTATGATCGGGTCGCTCCCGTGTACCCCAGTTGTATGTCATGCCGCCACTGAGCGGGATAACAAGCGTGCCATCTGCGAGTTTAGCGACTACCTGAGTCTCATCGACGGGCTTCATACGCTCGCGTGTGGCGATAACTTCCGGTCTGTCCTTCGGTACTGCCTTCTTTGGTAATGCCATCGGTTATTTACCTGCCTTTCGCTGAATCTTGGCAGGCCCAGACATTAGTTGAGATACCTGCTCGTCACTCATACCCATCGAAGCCGCCTGCGCTTTCTCGTCCGGCGTCAGGTTGTAGGACACAGCCGCGCCAGTTGTGGTGGAGCCGCCGACGCCCGACACCGCGTTTAGAGCCGCTTGCCGCTGCTGCTCTGCGATTTGCTGCGGAGTCGGCCCTGTCTGCTGCTGTACGGCCGGTTTACTGGCTCTTGCCACTACTACCATGTCTTGGAAGAACGCCGGGTTCACAGCCTGCATGTGAGCCACGGAATGGAATCCATGCTGCCTTGCCTTTGTCTCTATGATTGGCTGGATCTCTGCCCAGTCGGAATACTGCTGTGCTGCTGCCGACTGTGACAGGTTCTCGATCTGCGGTATGATAGCGCCCAATGCCTGCTGTGTCAGCACACTGGCTTCCTGTCTGATGAGCGCCTGTACCTGCTCCATGTCGTACGGGTCGAAGTTGTTCGGATCGATGTACCCGGCTGCTGGATTCTGCGGCGCTGTCTGCGTAGGCGTGTAGGCTGGTGCGTATGACGGTGCTTGCTGAGCGGTGATTATGTTGCCTTGCTCGTCCACGTTGTAGCCTGCTGCGCGTAGCTGTGCGGTCAGGTTGTCCTTGATTTGCTGCTCTTTCTGTAACCGCCCCTGCCATGTGCTGTTGAGTTGGTTTACGTCTACGGGTTCAGGCTGCGTCTGTTGGTCATCCTGTGGCTCTGGTTGGGTTTCTAGCCCCTGTGTGTTAAGCTCGTCGGTCATCTGTTCATGCCCTCCTGCAGTTCCTCAACTGCTACTCTCGGTATCTCGATCACGGCTCTACACGCCGCTACAAACTGCTGGCACTCACTCTGCTTGTGAGCGTAGGTCTCTGCTGTGTCTCCTGCCCTCCACGACTGCGAGAGCATCATTGATACATAGGATTCGGCCAGGTCGCTATACTCCCGCTCCAGCCTGAGCCATCCCGCCGACTGGAGGAGCGCCTTGTAATCCTCCCCCGCCTGCAATCGCTCCAGGTTGTCCTGCTGCGGGGATACCTCCCGTATCCTGCGGCGAAGCTCCCACCCCGGCCATCCCTGCCTCTCCCGGCATACCGGGCATTGGCTGGCCTCCGCTTGCTTGCTCACTGAGCATGAGCATAAGCGTTTGATACATCTGCGGATTGACGATACTAACCACGCCCAGGCACTCTGCAAGGGTCTGCGGTTCGCTCCTAATCCACACTTCCGGGTCTCTGTGTCCCATGCTTCCAAGGAAATCCCTCCATGCACTCCACATTCGTTGTGTTTTCTCGACGATGATATCCGGCGTGTCAGACGGAGCGTATGCCGCAAACGGACACATCTTGAGTTGCTCCAATGTCTGCATAGCCCGTTGAATCTTGACTTGTGGGTTCCAAGTCTGGTTAGAACCATTTAGGCTGAACCTGTAATTGCCTGTGAACCACTCGGGCTTTGAGGCTTCCCAGCCCATCTTGCCGGACTTCCGCACGCCGTACTTGATCGGCATAGGTGGGAAATAGCGGTTGAATATCTCAACGAGCTTGACCGCGACACCCTCAAGCCCGTCACCCTCATGCAGTCCCATTTCCAGGATGCCGACCGTGTAGTTCTTCAACTCGTTTCCGGACTCCACGACAACGCCGATCTCATAGGCTGTGCGCTTGTTCTCCTCGGTCTTGCCTGTCGTTACGTCCGTTGTGCCTGTCAGCCGTTCGCCGTAGCTTCGTACCGTGTCCATCATGTTCATGGCAGGCCCAAAGGCGGTTAAATTGGCCGCTGGCGGCAGTGGTTGAATCTCTGATGGATTGCTAACGGGTATGAGCGCCATCGGCCCCCACTTCACACGCTTTCGGAGTATGTCCGAGCCTTGCGGTACTGCCATCGGTGGTAACAGGGTGAGTGTGATAGAGTCCGTCATTTGGCTGAACGTGCTGTTAGTGAACGTCTGCAAGTCCCTGAGTCCCGCAATCATCGACCTGCCCCACATGCTGCGCGGCGACGGGTCGTTGATGAGCGGAGAGAACATGCAGGAGTCGTACACGTCCTCGTAGGGCACACACCGAAGCACGATAGGATCTCCTGTGTCGTTCGGGCAGGCCAAGAGCATATACCACTTGGTAGACACCTTGTCAGCCCCTCTACGCCACTTAAAGAAGCCCTCGTAACAGGTGAACTCTGCCGTATCTATGCCATCAGGCACCCACTCGGTAATTCCTAATTGTTCGTTGCCGGGCGAAACCGCATTATTCACCGCCCACTGGGTTTTTAGCTTGTATACCGAATCCTCATACATCGACTTGTACGCAAGCTCGATATCGTCCCAAGTTAACATAATCTTGGCAAACGCCCCACGTGCCCTGTCGAATGACGGTGCAGTGAATGGCACGAGGAGCATGTCCTCGGTGACCACGACCTCTGCAGTCGGCGCTACGTCCAATTGTTCGGGGTTCATGGCCTGCTGCTGCATCATTGGGTTAGTTGCAAGCTTCTTGCCAGTCTTGCGGATACCCGATTTGATCCACGCTTGCCCCGTGACCAGCGCCTCCATGATGGCAAGTGACGCGGTAGTCCGTAGCCGTATCTTGCCAACCCACTGCTCCACGAACTGCTCTAAACCCGCCGTGTAGTCTACGTACTGCTCGTCGGCTGGCTCTATCAGATACATTGGTGTATGGCCTGTCACCTTCGCCGCGAGTTGCCGAGCCGCGTTCTTGACCAGGTACTCGGTAGCCGGTACGTTGACGTTTGCCGACCAATCATTTTCCTTGGCCGGCAGGACTCCCGCGAATAGATCACGGTAGCTCTGCACATCGTCCAGGAACGCGCTAGCCTGCCCCTCAGACGCTTGGAAGGCAATCCCTAGCTCTTTGCCTAGCTGAGTCAGTTCCGCCGCGTCTAGTGCCTTGTTGCGGGTGTTCGTTGCTATGTCTGCTGTCTGTGCCTGTGCGCTCATATGTTAACCCTCACGCTGTTTACTATGCTTGATCGGCCTCAATCACCGCGCTTACATTCGCAATCTTGACGAGTACCAAGATTTTGTTGTCTGCTGTCTCGTAGTGCTGCCCCGCCCATCGGTCGAATATGACGTGATCGTGCATCTCGAAGCCTGCATCACGCGCCTCAATCGGCTCCACGCTTCGCACGAGACCGCTTGCAAGCTCGCCTATTGCCCGATCTGCAAGGATGATGCCGCCCTCCGTCTCGCTGGCCTGTGTCGATGGCTCGATCAACGCGAAGCCGGGGAGCTGCCGGAAGTCACGGACATACTCATCGGCGGTATAGGGTAGGGTCGTGTAACATGCTCTCATGATTGAATGCGCCTCCATTCCTCGTCGCCTAGCTCATTTGATCCAGCTATGTAGAGATGCAATATGAAGATCACGAAAAAACCTATAGCAAAACCGATCCGAGTATTCGCCCAAACTACAGATATACTCTTGTCGTGAGCCGCAATCCAACATAAGTATGATAAGCCTAGCATTATTGTCTGGTAAGTATAGGTCGAAACCCCCCTACACAACGCTACGAAGTGTCTCATTCGGCCCACCCTGCCCTCTTGATGATGCGCTCTCTAATCGCATCCAGATTGCCTATCTGGTCAGGATGTATGGATATCCATGGCGATACTAAAGCCTTCTCTATGTCGCTCAGGCGCCCTAGAATGGTGGTGTCGCCAACCTCAAGCTGCTTACCGATCAACTCAGCGCGTAGCTGCTCGAGTTGTGTCTGAGCTTCTACTCGCTGCACCGCAAGTTGTTGCCTCATGTGCTCCGTGTCTCGCTCTGCGAGTATTCGCGCCATGCATTCGTTTCGCCATTTGTCTTCCGCTTTAATGCGCCCGTTTTGCTCCTGTATAGCCTTTCGTATCCAGCAGCCAACAATTGATATGTCAGTGGCTACGGCGCGCCTCTTGCCTAATCCAAACATTCGTTCATCCTCCTAAATGTGGCCTACGGGTCATGCCCCGCCCGTGAACCCGTTACGGATTGTCACGGATTGGCCTTAGTTAACCATCGACAAATTGCCGACAGTTCAGTTGTCAAGCATTACTTGACGACTGCCAGTTTATCACCGGATACTTGCAATCAATCGCATTTGCAATACCATCTACACAGTATTCGTCCATGCGGTCAAAGGTGTACCAGAATATATCGCATTGAGGCTTGGACAATGCGCCGCTGTTATTGAGATCGCCGCAAATCGTCTGCCTCATGCCGTCAGTGTGCAGATGCAACAACTCATGAATGATCGTGTTTCGCTGTGACTCTGCTGTAGCCTGGAGGAAGTCAGGGCATATGCGCATCTTGGCAACTTTACGACCCACTACGGATGTTATGTCAGCCGATAAACCTTCTCCGCAAGGCTCATCCATTAGTGTGATCTTCCAATCCTTCAGCCCTAACTCGTCGGCCATGTCTCTAATGTACTTGCGAAGTATGACCCATTGATTGTCTGTCATCACTCCCCCAGCCCAACCGGAGCACCCGGTGGATAGTCCAGCTTCTCGGCTGCTTCCATGCCCCTCATACCGCCAATGCCCTCGACTGGCTGCACCTTGACCCCGCCACAACCGATCAGCATTGACGCCAGGATCAGCAGTATCAGGATTCTCATGTAATCTACCTCCTAGTAGTATCTCGACGCCCGGTTTGTCGGTACGTCGTCTTCGTAGTCGTCGTCGTCGTCGGCAACAGGCGAACCCAACAACATGTTGAGCTTACTGGCCACGTAGCACACTGTATCTAGTGGGTGACTGTATTGGTTCTTCTCCGGCTTATCGCTGTATTTGCCAGTATCGCCTAACTCAGCGTATCGATAGCCGCCCTTCAAGCCCTCGGTGACCATAGGGCATTTGCCCTCGTCTATCTGGACAGCAGCGCCGCCCCGCATGAGCTTTGACAGCCATTCGGCCATTGACTCTATCCGCGCCTTGTCGGAGATGACGCCAGATTGCGGATAAATCCCCTTGCCGTTCAGCACATCACGGCATGACCGCGAATCTGTGGCACTCTTGGCGCTCCCTGCCGGGTCGTCAATGTCGATGTAGTCAGCACCCGGGAACGTCAGCGCACAATATGTATTCACTTGATCGGCCAGCGCCCCGATGTTGCTCGTGGGTGGTGCATCCTTGCTGCCTAGCGGCCGGGTGTCTGTGCAAATCTCCCCGGTGATACACCAGCGGTTCAAGTTGTCTATCCAATGAAGGGTACAGCATGGCGTATTGCCGTAATCCCAACCCCTGAGTACCGTACCTTCACCCTGCCATTCAAGCGGTACTTTCGAAATGTGGAGATCAGCGTTGAAGCAGTCGCCAAACACAGGCATGCCCGTGTACACATCCCACTTGATCTCCATCTCCCTATCCCAGCCGCGCTCCCTTTTGCCTTTCTTGGCTCTCAGTTTCCATTCGGCGGAACGTTTGTCAGGATCAGCGGTGTAGTGGATCTCGACAACGTGGGCGCCTACGGTGGTCTCCCACTCGCGGACGCCTTCAATGGGCCGGGTGATGCTCAGCTTCTTGGCTTGTCCCTTGCCTTTTCTATCCTCAGCGTCTCGATCATGCAGAAAGTCACCGAACCAACTGGGGTTAGCAGTAGTCACGCATACCAACTGGCCGCCCCTTGCTGCTGTAGCGCTTGCCTGTAGGCATTCAATAGCTGCATCGTAAGACTCTTCTTGTCTGCCCCAGAATGCTATCTCCTCTTGCCTCACCATTGACGCGCCGTACTGCCGCAACTGGTCCTTACCTTCTGCGACTGCTTGAATATATGAGCCGTTGGAGAACTCTAGCCTTGCAGTGCCACCCCTGCCGCCCTTGTAGCGTTTGACGGATAGGCCACACTCCCAGCTGATCCCCTCTTCGGTGTGTGACTGTACCGGGAACTTATCAGCCGGTAGATTCTCCAGGATGAACCAATGCCTATTGACCAATTCGGCCGCTGCATCGAACTTCTGGCTCTGCACATAGACGCCACTGTGCTCGTTAAGGAACGCCTGCGCCGTCTCGCAAGCAGTCAGAGACCATGACAGTATCATACGCCTGCTCTTGGGGAACAGGAGTGGTGTCACGCGGTCGATCAGCAAGCGCTGGATTATCAGCCGAATGTGCGGCTTGTCGGGCACGAGCTTACGCTTTGCGCTCGGGTCGGCTTCGTCCAGGGTGTTGCAGCACTCCAGGACAAAGCGAGTCGGATCGGCTTGATAGTCGCTTATCAATCCTGTATTGCTACTTGATCTCAGCTTTTGCGCTATCCCCTGTGCCATGTATGCCCGCCAATCCCCGGCTGATGCTATCTCGGAGCTTATCTGCTGTTTTCGCATCTGGAATATGTTCCTCAATCGCACTGCTGATGATATCGACTATCTGCGCCATGATCGCTTGTAGGCCAGCTACATTGATTGTGTAGCGTTCGCCGTTAAGGATCTTGTCACAGCGTTCGGCTAATCGACCAATGGAGTCAAACCACGCTCTAAGCTCATCAGCCACACCCGCGCCTATGCGCTGCCCCTCTACAAATGTCGATATATAGCGTTCCATCATTGCCCGGCAAAGTGCAAGGTCGGGCTTGAGGCTGAGTATTTCGGGGTCGGTTTTAAAGTACTCGTATCTATCAGACAGGTCTTTAGGCACAGAGTTAGAGTATCGTCCATGCGTGATAGGTCGGCCTGGTGATTTGCCGCCGTGTATTCTGCATCTACCGTTAGGCATTGCAGGAGCTTGGCACGGTTCGCCATTTCGCTTTTTGGCGCCACATTTCATAAGGTTTCCTCGGTGCAAATCTTCATATAGGGTTACTCGTCTATCACTGGATTTCGCATCATCAACGAATGTAAGGCTATCTTATCAGTGATGATATCAGGCAGATTAGAGTAGCTTGACCAATCGACTCCAACACCTCTCAAGATATCCCTGAAATCCTTGATATCATGATCGACTATCTTGCCATCTGCCCCAATGTGCATTAGCTCATGCAACATGAGTATAGCCAGCCATTCAGGGCTTTTACCTTCTGTGTGGTAGCTGTAGAACTCAATAATCCAGTCTACATCATGCCCTAGCTCACTCAATAGGCTAGCGTATGGCTCTTGGACTAATCTGCACTTGGCAGCAGCTTTGCTCATGCCTCCAAGAGTCTCTCTGATAAACAATATGCGGTCAGTGTCTATGTAACCGATACAATCAGCATATACCTTGACAACTCTTTCGGCTAAATCTCTTATATCATTGTCGATAACATAACTCTTGTTGAATGCCATTGTTATCACGTCAATCTCGCGCGCGAACCCACGAACATAACCCCGTCTATGGCCGCGCTTCGTAACGTCTTCAGTAACCACGTACACCCTCATAAGAGCATTACGTCTCCAATGTGGGCGTGTGCGCCCTTGGGGGTTTCTCCCCCTTTTTCAAAGTCCCCCGCTGGGGGGCATTCGCCCATTTTCTGCGAAAATAGGCAGTGTGTTTTTTCTTCTCTCTGTGTTTGTGTTTAGGGTTCGCAGTGTTGTTGAGAGTGCGAAACATTGAACGAGAGAAAAGAAAGCGGTACTGTATATATCTAGTTACCGTTACGTGAATGTATACGTACCGTCAGCCTGGTTTACTCGTGAGCGGTACGTCTGTGTAAGTATACGTACCGTCAAGGATTCTATAGGCGTTATTGATACGTCCTTCGCCCACAATTGAGCGGTGTTTGACCTCAATCATACCCTTGCCTACAAGCTTCTTGATGGCCGTTGAAATCGACAACCGACTCATGCCAGTATCGGCTTGAATGGACTCGTAGGATGGACAACATAGGCCAGTTCTGTTGTCTCTGTAGCGCAGTAGGCAGAGTATCAGCTTCAACTCTATCTCTGTCAGCTGTGCGAGCTTCGGTAATATGTAATTTCTTGTGAGTCTTATATACTTCGCTGGCTTTGCCACAATTTAGACACCTCTGCATTGTCTCTCTGATATGTGAAACTGCAGGGCCAGCCGGTCAGAGTTCCGGCTTTTCGGGAGCTACCCTAGACCCTGCAATATTGAAAAATGTGTTATGCCCCTAGATTGGATGGGCTGACCAGGAAGGAAAAGGAGAAAACCCGGCCAGCCCTTGGTTGAGGAGTCAGCGGATGATGTTTCGAGGCTTCGTCATGCCGTACCCCTTGCGGTGTGACTCGCTGTAGATGATCTCGCTTAGTCCTGCGTATCTGTCTACAACACACGGGATCTCTGCCGCCTTGCGTTTCCGCTTGCGTCTGCCAGCCCTCGACATGTTAGCCCTCAAAAGTTTGGCCGTAGAGCCGCGATTTGTGTCGGATGCGGCCACTGTTTCAGCGCTCAAAAAAAGAGTGCTTCACCTATTACCAAGCTAGAGGGGGGTTGCGCAACCTGTGTTTGGAAAAATAGTTGGATTATTTTTGAAAATGTGCGTTAAAAGGGTTTACAATGTGGATACGTTGTGGTAGTATATGAGTGTAAGCAATCACGTAAGACGTTACCCGCAAGGGACGCGGTGATGAGGAGCTATGAGATGACAAAGATTACACTGACAAACGATTATCACAACACCGAAGCTGTAGTAATACCCACTAAGATCACAGAGGGACGATTCGCGGGATGCTACAAGATCACTCGGAAGACAGCCCAGAGATTAGTCCGCGAACTGTGCGTACCAGGTTGTTCCTGTAGCGGTACTTTCGGTGAGCGTGGTGGGCATGTGTTGACCTCGAAAGTTATCAACGAAGATTCAGAGCGCAACTACATTCTGAGCGACATTAGCTTCGAGTAATGATTTCACGGCCAGCCGGGAGCCTATCCCGGCACACATTTTGCAAGGAGAGCAGTTATGCGAGGCAACATGGTCACGGTCGCAAAAGAAGTAACCTGTAACAGATGCGGAAAAGACGACTGCGCATGGATGCAGAATAAGGCCGGTAAATGGTATCTTGTCGATGGAGTGTATACAACTGACGGAGGAACGACTCTAATAGCAAGTAAAGTAGCATACCATAAGTGCATCAGCAGCACAGAGAGGCATTGACATATGAACACTACCAAACCGAAACCCAAATCCACCCGAACCGAGGACGTTCACATAAGGTTCTCGCCCGAGGAGAAATTGAGATACACCCAAGACGCCCAAGCTGAGGGACGCACGTTCGGTCAGTATGTGAGATGGCTGTTGGAACGTGAGTCGCAATTGAAATCACAGGCGAAATGACCGCCCCTATCAAATGCCCGGTGTCACCACGAGCCGGGCACTCTACTTCCGCCTAACCTCCGACAGATACACCATCTGCCAACCCCACCACGGCATAAGCCACATGGCCACAATGAGCTTGATACGCGTGTCCCGCACCACCCGCCGCGCGTAGCTGGCGCTAAGGCCAATTGCCTCCGCGATTTCCACGGACGTGAACCCCTGCCGATGGAGATACCAAATCTCGCCCTGACCCACAGTGACGCCCGCCGACCGCTGGAACGACGCCATGTCACACTCGCTGAATTCGGCTAATTCCTGCTCGGCTATGGTGTTCGTGATGTACGCTTCCTCCGTGTTGCTGAGATCGTGTTGCCGCATTTTGCAGAATAATCCAGCCTCGGTATACGCAGGATATTCGCCTCTACGCCGACCCCGCCGACCTATTACGCCATGTTCGCGGAGATAGGCGTCTGATTCCGATTCGGTTGCCAGGTGTACCATAGTGCCCTCCATCCATGTCCATCCAGACAAACAAAAAGGGACGGCTACTCCTCCGATTGCTCGGATTTGTAACCGCCCCGAAAGTCCTGCTAACGTTGGCGTCAATATTTGGTTAACTATTCAGCGCTTATCCCATAATCCTATTATACTACAATTTCGCCGTATCGCTCATTTATTTACGCCTGACTCACCTGTTATTTTCGCTTGGTTTGCGCCGCGTTGCCGTTGCCTCTACACTGTCACAGTTTCGTCTAAGCTCTCATACCAATCCGCTATCAAGCCAGTCGGGTTTGGATGAGCTTTATCTTTCGAGCCGCAGACAGCATATAAGGCCAATTTTATGCTGTCGCATTCGCGCGTAATCAGCGCAACATGCACACTGCCCTGATACTCCAAGCCCTTGGACGATTTGACCGTGGCTATAATATCTCGGCGCTCAATCCACTCGGACGGATAAGTGTCACACTGCAAGGTCAAACCAATAGAAGCAGTCGCCTTACAATAACTGCGACGTTTTGCCGCTGCGTCTACGCGCGTTGTAATGTCGATGTATTGCACCACCGCATACATGGAGTAACTTTTGAAGCTGTACTCCTTCCCGTCCCAAATTAGAACGGCGTCGTCTCCGCATACCTCGTATTGCTGATTGTACATACCATTCCTCCTTACGCCTATTATATTACAATTCAGCCCTGTTTGCGCCGCGTCTTAGACTCTCTCCTGACCACATGCTCAATGTCCAGCCGTGCCTCTTGCATGTCACCCGACTTGACCGGTACTCTCAATCGCAATTCGCCATATTCCAGTTTGTGACGATTGACCATGCCCTGCACCATGTCTAGCTCGGCTTGTGTCATGCTCTGTGCCTGTGCTTCGCCTGCCCCCGTTGTTGCCATGTTAGCCTCCTTGCTGTGTTTTCCTCAATGCTCTGTTAATCGTCAAAACCGGT